TCGGAACATGGTATGGTGGAAACAAACCCGGCACATCTTCTGCTGCTGGTAACTTCTCAACCAATGGTTCGCCTTCAGCAACTCCAGCTGGTACAGGAGCAACAGCAATCGCTGGTGGTTCTAACAGAACTTTTACAGAGGCACTATTAAAAGCTGGTCTTTTAAAAGCCTTTGAATTAGGTGGAGAGCCTGAAACAGTAATGATGTCACCATCACACAAACAGTTAGCTTCTGCATTTAATGGTGTCGCTACAAAGTATAAAGATGCGAGTGATAGAGTATCTATCGGTACAACTGACATTTATGTATCTGACTTTGGTGAGGTAGCTTTCGTACCAAACAGACATCAACAAGCAAACAGAGTTGATATCCTACAAATGGATATGTGGAGTGTGGACTTCTTAAGACCATTCCAAACAACTGATCTTGCAAAAACTGGTGACTCTGACAAGAAGCTACTCTTAGCTGAGTACGCTTTATGTGCAAAAGCACCTAATGCAAACTATGGAATATTTAACTTAACTGCATAATTATTTGTAGTCAAAGGACTGGGGGTGTATATTGCACCCCCTTTATCATACAGAGAGGAAAAAATGACAATATTTAGTAATAAAAAACATTCATCAAGACTTTACAAAATTGTGCAAAACTCAAAAAAGATTGAACAAACTGTATCAAGAGGCACAGGCAAAAAACAATCAAAACAGACTTCTGGTGGAGATAGAAAATACGATCCTATGTTAAGCATGAGAAGTAATCAGGGTTTAGAAGTACAAGATACTATTGATATGATGATTGCAAAAGCAATAAAGTAATGGCTAAAAAATTCTCACTTAACGATCCAGACGATCAATCATCAGTAAAGACAAATCTTATTGTTGATGAAGCTGAGAATAAAATACACATAGAAAACTATCAAGACGAATCTACAGTTAAAGAGATCATTGATGCCAATAAAGTTGCACAGAATGAAGGTGCATATAAAGCAAAAGCCTTTACCCATGAGAAGGGTTATCGTGTAGCAAGATTACCAAACATTGTAGTACACCAACTAGCAAAAAAAGGTATCATAAATTACAATGGCAAAGTGCTTGATAAAACTCGTTTTTTTAGGTGGCTTAACGACTCCGATAATAAACACTTTAGAATTTACACAGGAAACTTATAATGGCATTAGACACATATTCGAATCTTAAAACATCGATTGCAAATTATCTAAATAGAAGCGATCTTACTGCGTTTCTTGGTGATTTTATTTTATTAACAGAGGCTCGTCTAAACAGAGAGCTACGAGTTAGAGAGATGGTCAACACAGATACATCTATCACAACAGTAGCTGGTACACAAAGTTACGCTTTACCTACAGGATATCTAGAGGCCACAACAATTATTTTTCAAAGTGATCCTTTCTGTACTTTAAGATTTATTAGCAACACAGATTTTTATAACAAATACAACAATAGCCAAGCTAGAGGTAAACCAACATATTTTACAGTAGTAGGAACAAATATATTATTAGGTGTACCACCTAATAGTGCAACAACATTACAAGTAAATTATTATAAAAAACTTGATACACTTTCAGACAGTAATACAACAAATACAATTTTAACAAACTACCCAGAGTTATATCTTTATGGTGCATTAGCAGAGTCAGCACCATTTATCATGCAAGATGAAAGAATAAATACATGGGGTACTCTATACAAAGAGGCTTTAAAAAATGCAAATGAAACATCATCAAGAGGATCTACAACATCATCACCATTACAAATGTCAACCCCTCAGGTGGCATAGATGATAGAGTTTGGTGACTTACAAGCCGATCTACCTAGTTATCAAAACTCAGGTGCATTAGTAGTAGATAATGTTTTACCTTTAGCAAAAGGTTACAAAAGCCTTGCTGGTTTTCAGGCACTTAGTGGTACAGGATTGAATAATGCAGCAGTAGGATTGTTTACTAGCTTTAGTGCTAGTGGTTCTACAAACTACGCTGGTGATAGGTCAAAACTTTATCAAATGGACTCCTCTCTTGTCTTTCAAGATAAAAGTAAAGCTGGTGGCTACAATAACTCTACGACAGAAAACGCAAGAGACTTTTGGGCATTTACACAATTTGGATCAAACATAATTGCAACCAATTTTGCAGACAATATTCAAAAATTTACAGAAGGCACAAGTAGTGCTTTTAGTGATCTTGTAGCTTTAAAAGCAAAATACATAGCAGTAATTAGAGACTTTGTTGTAGCTGGTTACACTAACGAGTCAGGCACAGTTTACAACCAAAGAGTCAAATGGTCAGGACTAAACGATAGTTCTACATGGACACCTAGTCAGGCAACACAGTCTGGTTTCCAAGATATTGTAGGTAGTCATGGTAACATACAAGCCATTGTAGGTGGTGAGTCTGCTGGTGTTATTTTTATGGAAAAAGCAATCTACAGAATGTCTTATGTAGGTGTTCCATTAGTATTTCAGTTTGACAAAATAGCAGATAATATCGGTGCATTTGCACCTAAGTCTGTGGCTTCTTATGGAAACATGGTTTTCTTTCTAGCACAAGATGGATTTTACAAATTAACTGGTGGACAACAATTAACACCTATTGGTAATGGTAAAGTTGATAATTTCTTCTTTGATGATCTTTCATCTAACCTAGATGGTATTACATCTGCTGTCGATCCGAACAATAGTATTGTTGTTTGGTCATATCGTGGATCAGGTGCTACAGGAACTACTAACAACAAACTTCTTATCTACAACTATGCAGTAGATAAATGGTCAACTGGTAGTGGACAAGACCTAGAGTTTATCGCAAGTGCATCACAAGAAGCATTTACCACATTAGAAAGCCTTGATGTGTTAGGAGACCTAGACAATCTACCAAAGTCACTTGACTCATACTTCTACAAAGAAGGTATTGTTGGTCTTGCTGGTTTTAATTCAGCAAACAAGTTTGGAAAATTTATTGCAAACAGTCTATCTGCTACAGTAGATACAACAGAATTTGAAGGAGCAAAAGGAAAGAGATCAACACTTATTGAGTGCAGACCAATAGTTGATGGTACAACAAACACAACTGTTACTGTTACTCCCATTACAAGGCAGTCACAACTTGATACAACCTCAACTGGTTCTGCTGTTAATACTAACGATACTGGCACTTGTCCTTTACGATCTACCTCTAGGTATCATCGCATAAGAGTTAGTGTTAATGGTAACTTTGATACGATGTCAGGAGTAGATATAGAAGCGAGACCTGAAGGTGGCAGATAATCAGTTTCCAAGAGTTCCTTTATCTATACCAGATACAAGTCAACATTTAAGATTAGTTTCAACATCACTTAACAACACGATAGATGGTAAGCTGAATAGCACAGGCACAATTACATTAACTGCAAGTGCAACATCATCAACTTTGACAGATGCTCGTATTAGTGGTAACTCTGTTATATTGTTTATGCCAACTACAGCGAATGGTAGAACTGCTCTCAACACACTTCATGTGTCAGCCAGAGCAAGTGGTAGTGCAACCTTAACTCATGCGAGTTCAGGTAACACAGATCAAACTTTATCATATTGTATCATTGGATAATTTAGTAACACGAGTACCATCAGAAGATGTTGAATTTATATGGAGACAAACATATCCATTATTAATAAAAGCCTTAGACGAAACATATAACATAGAGGACATATATGAAGGCTTAATAGATGATCGTATGCAACTTTTTATAAGTTGGAATAATGATCGAGTTGAAAGTGCTATCGTAACAGAGATAGCAAAATACCCACAGTCAAAGGTGCTAAGATACTTTTTGGCTGGTGGATCTAACCTTGATAATTGGTTAGATAATCTACAACAAGTTGTAGAAAAATTTGCAAAATTACAAAATTGTACTCACATAGAGGTCGCTGGGCGTAAAGGGTGGGTACGAAAGCTGAAAGGATATAAAGTTAAAGCATACTTATTAAACAAGGAAATATAAAATGTCAAAAGGATCAAACCCATCAAATGTAACAACAACTACTGCTACTGAGCCATCAGAGTTTATAAGACCATATTTATCTCAAGCTATAGACTATAGCCAAGATTTATTTGAGTCTGATTTACCACAGTTTTTCCCTGATGCTACATATACAGGATTTGCACCAGAAACAGAAACTGCACTTGATTTGGCGACTGCAAGAGCTACTGCTGGTAGTCCTTTATTAAACCTAAGTCAACAAGAGGCAAACAGAATTTTATCAGGTGATTATCTGTCACCTACAACAAATCCATATTCACAAGCTCTTTTTAATCAAATGGCTGATGATGTAACATCGAAGGTACAATCACAATTTAGTGCTGCTGGTCGTTTAGGCTCTGCTGCAAATCAAGAAGTATTAGCAGACTCATTAGGCAGACTAGCTAATGAAGTTTACTCAGATCAATTTAATAGAGAACGAGACGCTATGATAAATACTATGAGTACAGCACCTACGCTGGGAGCAGCAGATTATCAAGACATTGAAAGACTAGCACAAGTAGGAGCAGATAAAGAGGCTTTAGCTAATGCAAAATTACAAGATGCCATAAACAGATTTGATTTTGAACAGCAAAAACCATTTATAAAACTAAATGAATATCTAGGTGCTTTAGGTGCTAATGTTCCAACAACAACTGTAGAAACTCAACCAGTCTTTAGAGATAGAGTTAGTGGATTACTGGGTGGTGCTGGTGCTGGTATTAATATTGCAAGTCAATTAGGACTGCCACCTATGGCTGGTGCAATCGGTGGAGGATTACTAGGAGGATTCTTTTAATGAATTTAGGATTCTTAGATAAAAGTTTAGCGAAACAATATCCACAACTTTATGGTACTAATAGAGTTAGAAGTGGTTTGTTTCCACCTTCACAATCTATGCAAAATAGAAGTGTAGGACTACTACAATCTCCAGCAATCGAAGATGTAAGTGATCTATCAACATTTTTGTATAACAGAGCAGTAGTGCCAAGCGTAAATTATCTAGGTGAAAACATAAATCCAAATGTAGAACAAGCTGCTAGATATTTTGGATTTGATGTTCAAAACTTGATACCTAATTTACAAGAAAAAGATATTAATTTTAGCACAAAACAAACTACAACAGATCAACCACAAACAATAACACAAGAACTCACAGCTGGAATTGACAAAGCACAAGCCGATAAAGATGAAAAACCTGATGTTTCCTTACAAAGTAATGGGCTGCTTTCAAATCAACAAATTAAAGACAACAATGTAAAACCTAATTTATTTAATACATTTGAATCTACACCAGCAAAAGAAGGTGGTTTTACATACAATCTTTCAGTAACTGATGGTCAAGGTATAACAGATAAAAAACAGACTACAGAACAGACAACTGATGATGTAAAA